GAAGCTCTTCGACGGGCATCTTCACAGCCCGACCAGCCGGAAGCCATTCGAGTGCTACTGCAAGCCCACTGTGAGGGAAATTGGCACGGTGCATGGCGAGGAACACCTCAAGCTCGTCTTCATGCTGATGACTGGCACCAAGGTCAACGCCGCCGAACTGTATTCCGACATGATCAAGGCCGTCTCATCGGTCATAATTCGGAATCCTGAACTGCAAAAGCGTTCAACATTGGTGAACGACTTCGATAGAATAGACCTTGGCAGCCTGCGCCGGAAAGCAAGGGCAATGAACTGCGGAATACCGACCACGCATGTGTTGCGCGTCCTGATCGGGATCAAGTTTTTTCAGCCCGTGCAGGGCGACCTTCTGGATATGATTGGAGAGGCGGCATGAAATATCAGGCATGGACATGGAAAGCAGTTGAGGGTCGCGTTCTGGAGATGGCTGACACGCTTCGATTGATGCCGAAGCACAAGGGCCCGAAGGAATACGGCAGCGCCATGCCAGAGGCCGTCAGGAGGCACGAAGAGGCATATGGTTCCGATACAGCGCACAGCAAGGAAACCGCGTCAGCGGCCAATCTGGCGCGAATGGAGCAGGTCTGGACGTGGGTGAACAGCTACCTGTCCGAGCCCGAAAGGAAGTTGATTTATGCCTGGTCGTGGGTGAAAGTCAGAAAAGGCATGAAAATAGCAGCCTTCGCTGCAGAAAATGACATGTCGGACCGAATGTTGAGACGCGAGATTGTCAAGCTTTGTTCGATAATTGCGAACAATCTCAACCAGATTACCCTTGTTCGGTTGAACAGTGAGGATTGCTCCTTGTCCGAAAATGAGGGAGAAAGCGATCAATCCGATGTAACGTCGAACAACTGCGGCACGATCAGGCAGAACGGTATCGCATTTGGAATGACCGCGGATGCAAGGCCGATACTGGACTTGAGCAGTCCGGAGTTGGCCGCTCTCAATCAAAGGCTGATCGAGGGCAACCAACGGCGCGAGCGGGAAGCCCGGAGACGCGCTAAGCTGGAGGCGGCATGATGCAGCAGCCCCAAACGAAACGGACCGGCGAAGGCTACGTCAAGAAGATCGTGCACGAAGGCATAGACTGCTTTGCACTCTTCGATGAAGACGGGAACGCTATTGTCATCACTGACAACCGGTCGGTGACATTCTTCACAGCTGCGGATCGGGATATCACCGTCCGCATGCTGAACTGACATATGTCGGTGTAGAGCAGCCCGGTAGCTCGCTTGGCTCATAACCAAGAGGCCGCAGGTTCAAATCCTGCCACCGCAACCAAATATGATTTAGCAGAGCATAAACGGTGACAGTGACCGGCGTAAGGGTTCGAATCCCTTCTTGGCTTGACTGGAGCTGCAGCCTCGGTGGCGACGTAATGCATGCTAAGGGCGGTGGATGACTTAGCGGTTGTCCACCGAACAATTCGCCCGCAAGGGCCGTGGTGTGTGCTACACCACGCTGAAGGCGGCGATCCTAACGTCGCTGGATGAATTCGCCCGAATGGGCAACGACAACAGAACCCCCGCCGCCTCTCAATGATGCGCACCGTTGGGGGTCATATTCGCCCAACAAGGCAACGGAATGCGAGGTGGTTGGACGCAGCGGGAAATAGATCGATTCATCCGCCGCCTCGCCCGAGCCGGCACAGGGGGCGCGGGCTTTATCGCGCGGCTTCTCCATCTCGACGGCAA